TTTTGTAACGACTTGTTAAAATTTAATTTCATGTTTTTTTTGTTTTTATGCTGGTACGAAAAAGAATGTATTTTTTGATGAATCGTATTGTACACAGAATTTTTGCCCATTTGTGGGCGTTGTGTTTGTTTTAAAATTTAGGTTTGTGCCGTGAAAATTCAAAATTGAATTGTTCATAATATTGCCCATTTTCACCTCCGTAAACATCGAACCATCAGTTGGGTAATTGTTTCTTTGAATATTGACTTTTGAATCAACAGAATAAATTAAAAGGTCTGTCTGAGCTCCAATCATCAACGTGTTGGCGATATAGGCAATATAAGCCGAGGCGGTTGCGTTAATTGCCGAATAATTGAAATATATTGAGCTGTTTGTTTGATAATTCAAATAAGAAGTAACCGTACTGCCATTCCCTAATTTAGCATCAAATTGACTAAACTTAGTTGAAGTCAAAACTCCGTTTTCAGTTGCCGATGCCGTTTTTACATTTATTTGATTGCCTACAAAAAACAAAGGGTCAGCAAGTGTATAAGTTACTCCGCCTCCGCTACCTGTGCCTGCTAAAAAAGTAGCAAAATCCTCCTTGCTCAAATATCCGTCTTGTGTAGATGAAGCCTTTAAAAGTGTGTTTTGCTTGCCGTTAAAAATTGCCCAATCTTCTTTTGTTAAAACGCCATTTTGAGTAGCAGAAGCCACACGAACTTTAACCGCTGTACCATCTAAATATATAGGCTCAGTAAAAGTATAAGTAGTACCTGTACCTCCACCAGTATTCGCTAAAAACGTTGCAAAATCTTCTTTGCTTAAATATCCGTCTTGTGTTGAAGAAGCCTTTAAAAGTGTATTTTGCTTATTGTTAAATGTAGTCCAATTTTCTTTTGTTAATACTCCTGTTTGCGTAGCTGATGCAGTACGTACGTTTATTTGATTGCCTACAAAAAATATAGGCTCGCTCGGCGTATAAGTAACACCAACACCACCAGTGCCTACTTCTTCAAACAATGCGTATCTTTTTGCTTCACCATTACCAATTTGATAAGCTAAACGGCCGTCGCTATTCATAATGTTGCGGTAGGTAGTCGTTACATTGCTGTCTATTTCGGTGTATTTGTATTCAAGTATTACGCCACCGTCCAGTCGATTAAAACCGATAAATCCTTCTCGTCCTTCTGGAGTATTATTATAAAAATAACCGTGATATTTTATCGTAGCTTCGTACTCGTCAAAATCGTAGTCTTTAAAGTTGCCACCACCAACGCTAATCCAACCGCTATCAGCAGTTCCGTAGATTCCACGAACATATATTTGTCCATCAAAGTAATTTGCAAACGGTCTTGGTATTGCTAAATAAGTCGCTTGGTCAGGGTATTCCGAACCAATTGACATCTTCATGACGTGAGCTTGTAAACCCGCATTTGGTAAGCCTGTTGTAGTGCCATTTACAAAACTTGTACCCCATGGCAAGGTAGATATATTTCCAAATTGAGCATGAGTTTGAAACTGCCCAAACTCGCCAAAGTTTTCCCACCTGTTTACATCAACATTATAAAAACCATTAGAAACATTACTTCTACGCAAAAACTGACCAGCAGTTCCGCTTGACATCGGAATATTTTGAGAAGTATTTCCAACAGAAATTAAACTTTCAAATCCAGCAGTTCCGTCAATGTGTAATCCAAATAAAGGGTTAGATGAACTACCAACGCGTAAGCCAGTAGTAGTTAGTCGCATTCGACCAATATTACCTGTTGTTAGCCAGTCAAACCTTGTAGTCGCAAAGAAATCTAATGTTCCGTTTGATGCCACTCGTGGAGCAGTTCCCGATATATTTGTTAAGGTGATATTTAACGAATCAGTACCAGCCTTTACAATCGGGCTTTGAATAGAAGTCGTGAATGTTTTTGCACCTGCAATGTCTGTTTGGTTTGTAGATTTATCTACGTAAAGCCCTGCGTGATTTCCCCATGCAGCAACTACGTCAAAATTTGCTTTTGTAACGTAATTTAAAGCAGTAAATGCTTTTGAAGCGTAAACTGTATCTATATCTGAAATATCAGCAACAGTCAAAATCGAAAACGATTGTGTTGTCCCGTTTGATTTAAGAAACGTTTGATTATCACCGAATGAGCCATTAATCCTAAACATACCGCTAATGTTTACGTCTCCGTATACATCAACACGATATGCAGCAGCGTTCTTGCCAAACGCCCATCTTCCCAAATTATCAACGGTTGCTGTTTTTGTAGCATCAAGCGAAGTACTCGCTCCATCCATTGCAGTAGAAGAATACCTTCCGATTGACAATTTATCGGCAGTCGAGTATTCAATACCGTAGTAAAACTGATTAACTTCTCCTGCAGAATTATATGCACCAAACCGCACACCCGAACGATAACCTGTCGCTGAACCTCTTATAAGGTCAAGCGAATATAAAGCTTTAGAAGTGCCTGATATTCCACCTACATGAAGATTATTGTTTATTGTAGCACCGTAATAATTCGGAAAACTTGTCAAAAACGGCATATTAAAAGCACCATCATTAATATGAATAGCCTTTAAACCTGTCATCATGCCATTTGTAAGTAACTCCGCCTTTTTTACGTTATTTACATAAAATTGAAGGCTATTGCTTGTAGTTGTGCCAATGCCATAATTGCTAATCTTTGACCAGTAAGCACTATTAATTGAAGAACCAAAGCTATTAAATTGTTGCGTTACATAAGACAAATTTACTGCCTCCGTGTCTGACAAAGGAGTGCGAACTTCAAGTTTATTTGTAAATTTATTAGTGCCACTAAAAATCTGATTATTGGCAATAAGAGAAGCAGAATTAAAGCCTAAAACATTTTGGAAAGACTGCCTAAACGTTACATTTGTAGTTCCGATTGTTACTTCAGTAGTATTAGTATTTACAAAAATACCTCCTTTGTTTACTGTTCCACCGCCTAAAACTTGCACCTGCACACCCTTAATCGAGTTATTAGGCAAATCCGTTACCCTGCTCCATGCACCTACGCCTGCAATATAAATATAGTTTTCTTTAGGGTCAGTTTGGTCTTTTACCAATACTTTTACACCAACTTGCAAGCCTACACCATCGAGTGTATAAAGCCCTGATAAAGTTATATTTGAGCCATTGCTTGCCACATCAACAGACCCGTAAATTCTAATATTTCCAAAATCATAAGATGACAAAGCCGTATCAAACTGTGCATTTGTTATCGGAGAATTAGGATTTGCAGAAGCCTGCACATAAATCGGCTGAGTAAAATAAATCGGAGCATTAGCTGTAATGAAATTACCATTAATACCAGTAATTTGATTTACGCCGAGCGTTTGTGTAACGTTTACGACTGGCGAAATTAGCCTAAGTTCGTTGTGTGCGTCTATTTGTCCGTAAGTCTGACCACCGACACCTAATTCCTTAGTAATCGTCATCAAAACCCCATCCTGCCCAACCGAGATACCGCTAACCGCCTCAATACGTCCATCAACTTGAAAATCAGAATCAAGGCCGAGTTGTTTTACTACATCGCCTTCACCGTCGATGATAGATTTGTCGTAGAATAAATTGTAACCGATTTTTATTTTACCGCCTAAAACATCGACTAAAGTTTGATTTTCTTTGTTGCCGAGTGTTATTTCTTCGGCGTTTGTACCTCCAAATATTAATACTCCTTTATTGCCTGCTCTCGGGTTTGTTGTGTCTTTTGGGAGTGAATCAATGCCACCATCGGGGTATAATATGCCGTGAATTATACCGCCATTTGTAGTAATTGGCTTATCAAATGTATCATTTACGTTTATTGTTGAAACCTCCTCCGTACTTGTAACATCAACTATTTTATCATTTTCAAATAAATCATAAACCTTTATGCTTGTATTTACGCTTGTTGCATACAACTCCGTAACATAAACCTCGCTTTGATTATTTTGGAGCGAATATTCAGACCATAAAACTACAAACCTTTGATTAGTAGAATCTATTGTCAATGTCTCAAATAAACTAACGTAACCAAATACGCTTCCTTCTATAATGTCTCCATATTTTGAACTAACTGCTAATCTATCAATTAGCATACTTTCAACTAAAGAATGATTTACAGTTTCGTTTGTACGTTTCCAATCCTTTGTTTGACTTGTTTTATTAGCTAAAAATAATTTGCTTGTATGCTTTTTTTCTCTTGATGGAAAAATTCCAAAATCTTCAAACTTTATAGTAAATGGTTCTTGCTTTTTTGATGTTGGTAAGTTTGTGTTTGTATATTCCCACTTTCTACCAATATATTCAGTATCATAAAATCTTGGACTGCCTGTTAATACTATATTTTTATATTTAACCATCATTCTTGATGGGTCTCCACTTCTTAATCTAACGCCTGGATAAATACGTATTTTCATAGTATCTACAAATTCCATGTCAAAGTCATCACTTTCGTTTTTCCATGAAATATCAAGCATTTTTGCAGTATCAATATCTCCTTTATCAACATAAATTGATGATGCAGACCGCACTACTTTACCATATTTATTTACATAGTATTGAAATGTATTTGTCGAACTACCAATCATTTCAATTCTAATCCTTATTGTGTCAATATCACTATCGGCGTATAATTCAGCAGATAGTTTAAAAGAATTTAGAGATGATATATCAATAGGGTCTGATTCAATATATTTTGATGAACTTAATGAAGAATCAGCTATTTCAGTTTCAGGGCTTATGCCACCCGAGCGACTTAAAAAAGTATTATCTATAATAATACCACCACCAGTATTTGCCGATATTTCTCCAGCATTCCAATTAGAACTTAAATTCCAATTTACAGGAATCCCTGCCGAAAATGTATCTAAATCACCATTTATTAAAAGATTTTCATCATCTCCAACGTTATAAATAGCAGTAACCTGCTGTAAAGGAATGTCTTTTCTTACCTGCGTATTATTTAATACTTTTAAGCCTGTTGTGTGAATATCTTTGTCAGTATTAACTGTTTTGTTAGTTATTTTTACACCAAGATAATTATAAGTTCTTCCAACAATACTACCATCAAATAACTCAATTTGAGAATAAATTAACCATTTGCCTTCGGCTTGTATAATTTTTAAATCATGCTGTTGTAATAAGATTTCTAATACTTCGTAGTAGTTTAAGTTTTCACCAGTAGAACTTTTAAAGGATGTTACATCACAAGTTAATTGATTTAATGGGCAATCATTGATTGTCTTGCTCATTCTATCCTCATACTTGTTGTAATATATTTCAAAGTTTAATTCAATGCCTGTTTGTCTAAGACATTGTGCAATTAAATTTGTGAACGAATCCTTATTTGTTATATCGGTTGGTTTTTCATTGACAAATCTTATTTGTTTGAGTTGATTTAAGGTGTCCTTTGCCATTATTTTAAATGTAGCAATAGAACTATCCTCAAACTCTTGTGATGGGAAAGAAGGTATCAACCAACCAACAAATTCAAGTATATTTGCTTTGTATATTTTTATTTTATACTTGCGTTCATCATCAAATTGTAGTGTGCTAATATTAAAAGTATTTGTAACTTTTAAAGCTATTTCAGCATACCTACTATAAATAAGATTAAACCTGTCATCTTCACGGTCATAACCAATACGCAAGCCATCACCTACAAGTGTAAGTTGAATAGGAGTAGACCCATTAGCTGGCGTAAAGTTTTTTTCTTCAAACTCTACACGCCAAACGTTAGGTGAAATACCCTTTGCTGTTGCTGTATATTTTAGTCCGTATGACATTAGAAGTTTCTTATCGTTTCGTATTGCTTATTTGCCGTATAAATATTTGACCCTCTCGTTACGCTGTATGATGGTTGAGAATTAACTCTTTGCGTTTGCATAGAAGCATTTTTATTCATTCCAGTTAATATTCCAGAACCAATACCTGCTGCTAAGCCTCCAAGTAATTTTAATGGATTACCAGTACTAATTAAAGTGCCTATTCCAGCAATAATATTCATTCTTGCTATCTTTGCCAATTCTTGTGATATTGTACTTGTAATCATCATTGACAAATCTTTCATACTTGCCGTTCCTGTTATCATTTCACCAACTATAAACGACATTTGCGTTGCTAAATCAATAGCAAGGTTTTTAAAACTATCTTTTAAAACAACATTTGCATCAACAATGCCTTGTGCAGCATTTATGTAACTTGCCGAATCCGACTGCCATTTTGTAACATCAATTTCAACACCTAATACTTTACCTATCGACCCTCTGTCCTGTTCGCTTTGTATTCCTTTTGTGCCTAACATTATAGACCTTTCAAGCCTATTTTGCATCACATCGTTTGTAACCTTCTTTCTGTCTTTCGGCTCAACGCTGTTCATTACGTCCGCTATCATTGTACGCTTTATTTCTTGCGGTACAATAAACGATTCACGCTGTATTTGTCTTAATTCAGATTGAAGGCTTTTATATCTTGCCGAAACGTATTTTACGTATTCATCATCGAGACCTTTTTTGTCTCCGATAGCATCCATTTTAGCTTTTACATCGTCATTATAATTTTTTTGTGCTTCTGCTTTTTCTCTTTTAAATTTATCTGCTATTGCTGCAATCTCTAAGTTTTGAATATCATTTATTAGGGTTGAACGAATCTGCTTAGTCTCCTCAGCTAACTTTTCAAGAGCCTTTTTTTCAGCATCTGACATTTCGCCACCGCCTTTACCACCACCACCGTTTTTGCCGCCACCGCCTGTATTTCCAGTTGCAATAACTGAAGGCGTATAGCCTAATTTTAAAAGGTTTTCTAATTCTGCTTCAATTTCTTTTCTTGAATCTCGAATCTTAATAATTGCAGCAGCAGCATTTTGAGCAACAGTATTTACAACGTTCTCTGTATAATCAACTTTTGAATCGTTATACTTGCCCATTAATTTTTGTATTCCACCTAAAACTTTTTGGTCAAAATTTGCCCTAACTAATGCACCTGCTGATGTTTTAGATGAAGGATTTTTAATTATATTTTCTTCTTCTATAACACTTGCATCAATTTGTGATTTTAGTAAATTAGCTTTAGCTGCGTTTTTTAAATTGGTTATATACTTGGAAACAGCTTTGTTTAAATCATCGTATTTAATTTTTTCAGAATCAAGCTTTCCAAAATAATCAGGAGAAATTTTCTTTAGATTATTTATAGCAATTTTACGTTCTTCTAAAGTTGAATTATTGTCATTTAAAATATCTGTATTTTTTCTTACTGCTTCTGATTGTGTGTGTATTAAGTTCCCTGCCTCTTGCTCTAATTGTGCAACAGTTTTTGTTAAACTTGCCATTTTTGACGTAATCATATACTCGTCAAGCATAGCAGCAGATAAAACCGCAACTGCGGCAGCAGCTAACCCAATAGGGCTGATTAATGCAGTAAATCCAGTAGCCATTGCTGGTAAAATACTGCCAACTAAAGCCATTAAAGGAGGCAATACAATAGCAAGACCGCCTATAACAAGAATCGCTTTTTGTGCTTCGGGTGATAAATTACTAAATCCTTCGGCTAAATCCGTAAGGTATTTGCTTGCCTGTGGAATAACAGTTTTTAAATCAAGATTTTTAACTATGCTGTCTCCAATCGTGCGAAGGTTTTGTGTTATGCTGTCTTGTAAGTTAGAATATAATCCCGAAAGGGTAGTGGATTGGTTTGCAGTCATGTTGAAAAACTGCCCACCTGTCGAAGTCATTGACGCAAAAGCTTGTTCAAGATTATTAAATCCAATCTTGCCGTCCTCTGTTAGTTTCTTAACCGCCTGCTCCGATACGCCAAATTGTTTTGCAAGTTCTGCTATAATCGGAATGCCTCGACCTGTCAATTGATTAATATCTTCGGCAAATAAACGACCTTGCACTCTTGCCTTTCCGTAGATTTCAGCTAAGTCTTTAATGTTAATTCCAACACCTGCGGAAATATCACCAATCATTTTCATTTGCGGAATAATCTGCTGTTGGGCAAATCCAAACGCAAGCAAAGACTTTCCAGCCCCTGCGACTTCTTCAAACTGAAATGATGTAGCGAGATTATAATTTTGCAAGTCCTTCATTAGCGTTTTGCCGTTCTCCATTGAACGTAACATAGTGCCGAAAGACATTTCTAAGGACTCAAACTGTGCAGACGTTTGTAGAGCGTTTTTTCCTACTAACGCTAAAGGTGCGGAAATTGCAAGCGACAAACTTGTGCCGATTTTCTCAGCACGTTGCCCAAATTTAGATAGGCGAGATTCGGCGTTGTTCAATCCTCTTTGTAGTGCGGCACTATCAACGCCTATTTCAAGAAAAAACGAACCAAGTCCAGCCATAATTATAGTTGTTGTGTGGATTTATTTTGCAGTTCGCTGATTTTCTTTAATTGTTCCTCAGCAAACTGCGTATTAAATAGGGCTACATAATCAACTTTCTCCTTTTCGGATGGTAGTTGCATTATCTTTTCACGCTCTAAGTGTGTTTTCCGTTCGGGTACAGAATTAGTTTGCCAATAAATAATCTCACGAGTGTTGAATAATTGAAACTCATATTTCTCATTTGATACCTCCGCAAGTAATTCTAAATCGTAAAGCGTTAAGCAATCAAGTTCCTGTGGTCTTATTCCATGACCCCAAGCGAGTTTGTCGATTCCTCGCCAGTAGTCAAACCAATCGCTTTTTTTTTGTCGTTATCGGCTTGTGTTTCCTCGTCCGCTTTTCCTTTTAGCTTTTCAGAAAACTCTTGTGCTGTCATTCCAAAAATATTCATACAGAGTGCTGTACTAATCTTTTCGTCATCAGCTTTCGATAAAGGAAACTCGTCGAGCGTCATGTCAATTTGCTCAACTGGCATTTCCTTAAACTTTTCAAGTCCTTTTTGCTGAATTAGTGCGTTTTCGTAGGCAAACTTTAATAAATATGAATAAAACTCATACTGATTACCTGCTTCGATAGCAATATAAAACAAGTCGCTCGGGTTACATTTAAAGTACTTGGTAAGGTGTCTTATTGTATAAGTTCCTACCAAGCACGTTCCAAGTCCGTTTATTTCAAAGGGTTTGTTTGTCATCTTATGCGTTTACTCCAACGGTTAAATCTCCGATAAATCCAAGTTCGGCTGAGAAAGCAAGTGCTTCTTCTGTGCCTGATGTAATTTCAAAAGAAATAATCTTTACCGCCCCTTGATAGGTAGTATCACCTGTCAATGAATTTTTGATAAGCACGGTCTTTGTCGCTCTCGTTCTAAATGCCGTAACAATGTCATTGATATTGCGGTTGTTAGTGCCTGGTTGGAAATCAACTTTACCGTCAATGCTCAAAGTGAAAGACAAAAGACCCATGTCGAAATCTTCAAATCCATCATTGTCTTTAGTCGTAAAATCAATTTTGTTTCCCGAACCGCTAATATTAATGTTATTCAAATGAGCAACTAACTTGTTGGTAGCTGTCTCAATGAAATACATTTTATGACTGGATGCGTTAGTTTTTGCCATGTTTTTGTATAGTTGTGTAGATTTATACTTGTTCTAATAAATGCTCTATAATTATAACCTTGCGGTAAATTGTTTGTGCTATTTGTACTAAAGGCTCAAAGCTATAATCAGTTAATTTCTTGGTACTGACGATATTAAAGCCTGTAATCGTAACTCCGCTTTGCCCTGCCTGCGGTATTGCTGCCTGTAAAATGTTATCAACTATCAAGTCTAAATCTTTACGACCTCCAAATCCATCTATATAAGACGTAACGATGTCAATATTGATAGTTACCCGATTATCAAACGACGTTTTTGTGTTTTCGCTGTTTGCCGTTTGGGAATCTAAAATAATATAAGGCTTGCTTGCTGCATCGGGTGCTTTTGCATCAAAAACAGTATATCCAAGACCGCTCAATAGCGTGTAATATGCTTTGCGTACTGGATAGGCTGTGTCTTTCATCGTCTGTTGCGTCCGCTATATTTTGTAACTGTTTTTTTAATTTGCTCTTTTAATTTCTGTGTTTCTTCTAAAAATGCTGGAATCAAAAAAGGCTGTGCCGACCTGTTAATTGTTCTTGCTCCTGTACCTTTAAACTCGCTTGCAAAGTCTGAAAATCCGTTAGGTATTTCAATGTTTCCACCTGTGCCAAACTCGATAAAGGGTGCGTAAAACTCTGTTGCTCCGACTTGCCCAGTCGCTTCCGAGTAATTCATGCGGTGATAAATCGACTGCTTTAATTTACCTGTATCAACTACGACTTTGCTCTTTGCCGTTCCCTCAATATTTGTTGTGGCTCTAAAAACATCTAAGGTTAAATCTCGTTTTAATTCCCGTGAATAAGCATTCATGTTTTTTAAAATCCCTGCTAAACCTCGTACATTTGCCATTATCTTTTTACTAAAATAATTTCTTGAACTAAATTTCTATTCATTACATTTTTAACCGAAATAATCGAAAAAAACTCATTGTTGAATTTAGCCAAATGAGATTCGTTTACTATTCTTCCATTTTCATATCTAAGCTTGACTTTCCAAGTGTCAATATATTCAACTTTGCTGCCTTCAAAACTTTTTTTACTTTGCTCAATCTCAACTTTGCAAAGCATACTAAATGCAAAAGTCTTTGTGCTTGTTCCATACCCTCCTGCATCGTCTTTTGTTGCCGTAGTGGTATAAAAATCTATCTTGTCTCTTAACTCACCTGCATTTAATGAAATATCCATGTTGGTCTATACATTGCGACAGTTGTTCGCCAGTTATTAGGTAAAAGTTTCATATTTGTACCGCTCAAAGAAATGCCTGTACGTACCTCAAAGTTTTCTGCAACGTGCTTAGCAATCGCTAACTTTAAATCAGTCGGGGTGTTTACTCCGTAGCCTGCTGTGTAAACTAAAACAAGACCGTTTGGAAAATCACCTGTAATTATTTTCTTGTCTTGTCCTTTAAGTTTGTAATCTAAATCAAGTGTCAAAGTATTGCCATTTCCATCTTTTACGCTTGTGATTGCAATTACTTTAGGGTTGATTAGACGAGTATCACCGTACGCCGCCGACCATTCGGCTCTAATTGTCTGCAAAACTAACGACAAGCAAGATGCTCTTTCTACCTCCTCACGGGCTGCAATAATTAAATCGTTGAGCAAATCATCATGTGTATCAGTACTAATAGATAGATAGCGTTTAACAAATGCGATATTGCAAACCTCCGCACCTGTTATTTCTCTTGTTACGTCTATCAAATTAGTTTGTGCCATCTTCGATTTTTAACTCTTTAGTTTTTGCTTTGATTATTTGTACGTTGCCGTTTTTTTCGAGTGCCTTTGCATTTTCATCAGGCAGTTCGCCTTCTTTTCCTGCTGCGATAATCAAAGAATCTTTGCCCCAAATATCAACTATTGCCTTTACTGTTGCCATGTCTTTATATTATTAATTTGAGTTAAAAACTCGTTTAAACCTGCTAAATATTTAATTGGGTCTAATTCCTTTGCCCTTTCAAATGCAATGTCTGATTTTGCTTTATAATACGCTTTATCAGTCATTAGTTTGTCAATTTCTAAACACCAAGCATCAATATCGTTTCTACCTATTGCGTTTGATGCTGTGTCGAGTGCCGAACATAAACCTTGTGCTTTGCTGTTAAGTACTGGAATACCACAACTAATTGCTTCTATTGCTACCTGCCCGTAACTTTCGTATTCGCTCGGCATTAATACTATCTTACTTTTCTCATAAACCGCCTTAATATTCTTTTGCGGTTTGATATATTTAATATTTGCAATCGTAGTGTTTTGTATTTGCTCATAATACCCACCATTAACACCCATAAACTTGTACTGTGGCAATCTTTTTGCAATTTCGATTAATATCCTACCGCCCTTATTTTCGTTTAAATTAACGAGCGTTATGTATTCGCCTTTGTCGCTTCTTTTAAAATCCCGATAATCAACGGGCGGAATACAAATACAACTTTTGTGATTATAGCCTAATTGATTTTTTACATATTCAGAATTATAGACTAAATAATTAGCATTAACTCTGCATCGTAAAAGATGGTCATCAAACGAATTATGAATTAAATGAACAAGTTTTTTATTAAATTGTCTTGCCCGATTAAAACAATAATAAGTATTGACTAAATGAGTTACAACTAAATCAGACCACAACCATTCTTTTGAATCGTCGCTACCTATTATCCATCGTAAAACCTCAACACCGTCAAGCGTTTGCTTCTTTTCAACCGCCGCACGTGAGAGAACTTTTACTTGATGTCCTACGCTAACCAAATATTTTGCAATGCGATGAGCCATCGTTTCAGCTCCTGCAAGTACTTCATTTGGGTATGCGTGTAGGTGAAAAAGTATATTCATACAAAGAACTTTATTCTTATATTTCAAAGATTTGTGGGGAGTATTTAAACTCCCCTATGATTATGATGCCAAAGCAGTCCAAGAACCAGTGATAAATGCTGATGGCTGGTAAACAGCTAATCCACATCTTTCCTCTACTCTGATAGTTACCAAGTTCTTTTGGAAGTTATCAGAATCATCACGAGAAATGTCCACTTGAATAGCGTTCTTAACTAAGAACTCTGCCTGCGTCCAATCTCCAACTGTAAATGCGTTTGTAGCACAAGCAGTCGATGGATACAACGGAACACCACAAAGACGCAAAGTGTTGTCTAAGTAAGTCAAACCAGCCAAAGGTGCAGTATATTCCTTTGTAGTTGTCTTGATTTGCAACAACTCATAATAAGCGTAAGGATTAACTAAGATACCGTTTGGCGTCCAGTTTGCTTGTGCTAATTGTGAAATTGCGTTAATCAAATAGCTGAAACGGTCAGCGTTTGCCGTGTTTGCCATGCCAGTTGGAGCATAGGCAGTTGCTTGCGTGATGATACCATTCAAACGATTAGAACCGCCTGCACCGTTCAAAATTTCGTCATCTTCTTTGTCGAGTAGCATTTCTACCATACGACCCGAAGTGAACGCCAATAAACGAGGAATGTCTTGCAAAACCTGCTCAGAATGTCTCTGAAAATGTGCAATAACAATCGGGCTTGCAGTTACGTAAGTTACATCAACATCGCTTTGTCCTTTCGCCGAGCCTTCTGTCTGAATTGTTGCCGTACCTTCACCAACCGCATAGCGTGGGAATGAGTAGATAGCATCAGTCAAAGGTACAGATGGAATCAAAGAACGAACGTGAACCTTACGAGTTGGCAACTGATTCAACATATTGCTGAACTGGGTTGGTAAGCCTCCACTTGTAGATAGTGCAGTCGTTACGTTACCGATTGCCTTAGCGAAAATCATTTCTTGACCGCTTTCGATGTCCATCGACACACCACGAGACTTGCGTGCAAGGATTCTCGAAAGTTCGTCTTTGTTGTCGGCAGCCTGCTCCGCTAAATCTTGATAGAATGATTTGCTTTGCTTCTCAAATTTTTGATTGTGGCTTTTTTGAGCCAGTTCCATTGCGTCTTGTTGTTTACCAAGTGATTCTAATTTCTTAGAAACTTCGTCGTGCTGGTCAATCAGGTTGTTTAATTGTCCTTTCAAAGACTCCTCAATGCCTTTAGCACCAAGTTTCTCCTGCTCTTCGTATTTCTTTAATCGCTCATCAACCGCCTTAACGATTTCAAATTTAGCAACTTCCAGTTGTGAATTAAATTCAGTCATTTTATTTATAAGTTGTGTGTGTGAATGTATTTATTAAGCCTTTGAAAAACTCTTGCGTCAAATCGTCGTTTTTTACCTGCGGTTGAATTGCTTCTGCGGATTCAATGCCTTTTTGTACGAAATTTTCATCAATCATTGTTTCAAGTAGCTTGATTTCAATATCAAGTATTGCAAAAAATTCATCAGTAAACTTGCCAGTCTTGAACGCCTTAACCATTTTTGATAAATGAGAAAAAGCCTTAGTGATGTCATTTTGATAAACTTCTTTGAATAAATTTTTTACCTCTAAAGTTGGCGTATCAGGATTTGCTCCCCAAAGTACCGTTGAGCCTTCAAACAGTTTTGCCTGCATGATTTCGGTATAAGAAGTTTGACCTTCTCCAACCGTACGCCATTGACCGCTTGGCACGGTAAACATTACAGAGTGCTGATTTATTACGCCTTCTTGATATGCCTTAATTATGTCACGGCCATGAGTCGTGTCCATAATTTTAGAAGTCATTTTCAAGCCGTATGTGTCCTCTTCAAAAGTAGGTTTTGATAATACGTATTCGGGCTGTCTGCGGTGATTAGATAAATGAAACAATTCGTTTGTTCCGTTCTTACCACGTTCGATGATAGATTTCTTATAACAGCCTGCCATCATCATATCACCGTCTAAATCAACATTCCCAAACTTTGAAACATAGGCAACAATCGTACGTTGCTCTGTATCAACGTCTACGACATCACCGCCAATATTTTTAAAGTGTGTGGACATTATTTATTTGGTTAAATAAATATTTGAATTATTTATAAATTTAACAAATAACCAAATAAATAAGTATATTTGCCCTCATAGCTTCATATTATCAATACTTTACTTCATATTATAGCATGAAAGTAGCAACTACAAAGGATGTGATGCACATCTTTAACTGCTCACAACGTACCGCACTAACGAAGATGAAAATCGTACGTGTAGCATTAGGAAAAAGAACCAGTAACGAAGGCAAGAAAGGGGCAGACCCGATAACGGTAGAGCAGGTTATCAAGCATTTTGGACTACACTAATTATTTACTATGTTTGTGATAACTAAAACAATATACTATGAAAAATTACATTCTGATTGCCGTTTCGTGCTTTGTGCTTTGTTCGTGCTTAATGACCTCACCAATTCAAGTAACTACTTTGCAAGGCAAGTACCAAGAAACTCCGTTTACAGTGACTACCGAAAAAAGTAAAGATGTTATTTGGGAAAAAGTTGTTGATATTTTTGCTGTAAAAAGCATACCAATTACACTAATTGACAAATCAAGTGGCATTGTTGTTTCAAATAAGCTAAACTTATCAGCAACTTATGAGCTGTTAAACGGTATGCCAAAAGACAGTACCGCAGCATTAATTTTTAATAATGTTTATGATAGTAGGTTTCCTTCTGATGGGTATTTGCCTTTTGGTGGTATTTATGCAGATTTTAATGTAAGGGTAAAAGAAATTGACGGAAAAGCATCAATAAATGTAAACATTCAAAATGTTTATTATGAAAATACGTTTACACGTCATGCAGGACTTATTAAAATTATGTATGATGTAAAATCTACTGGAGTGTTTGAAAAAGCATTTACAGATGAGTTATTAAAGTAAACAAATTAGGGGAGCGATTAACTCCCCTTTTTTTTATTTTTACACTAATTCATTTGAGCAAATAGCAAAAATCTTGTCAAGATGCCCTAATCGCTCGGCAACATCAAGCATATTTTCATTATTTTTCTTTACTATACTTCTAAGACTTATTCCATATCTATAATAAAGCCTGTCATAAACTACATACCAAACGCTCCTTTGGTCGGCGTTCTTTGCATTGCAATACTGATTCACTAACCTACGGATTTTTACCCTTGTTGTTTCTTCGGGTAGGCTTTCTTTGCTACGTTCGGCCAGTAGCAGTTCTTGCGTTGCTACGTTTCGGCTTTCCTCGATTTGAGCAAGTTTAGATTTTACTTCTAAAACTTCTTGCTTTACTTCGGCAATGTCTTTTTTAGCATCAATCATGCTTTGAGCCTGTGCAATAATTAATTCCTCAATACTCATTACTTTTGGCTGAATTGCATCGTACTTGCCTGTTTTTCTAATTGCTGGCAGTACCTCATCACAAACCCAAGATTCAAACTTTTCAGCTTCTTTCTTTTTTGACTTTAAAACTAAGCGATATAAATTCCCTTCGTTTATAATTGTCATTTGCTGAATACCACTTTCAGTAGGGGTGTCGCAAATTGCTACTCCCTCCTTTTTACAATGTTTTGCAATAGCATCTCTGCTATTTGAATAATTCAATACATCGCACACGTCCTTTGCTACAAAGAACACTTGATTTTCTTCATTAGTGATTACACGAACACCATGCCCGTTAAAATCGAAATTTTTAATTAATTGTTGCATAACTCTACTGTGGTTTTAGTGTGATAAGAATGTAAAACTGAAACTAATGCTTTTGTTGATTTGTAAAGCATCATAAATTCTAATACGTCTTTTGCGGATAATCCAACTTCTTCACAACCAGCAGTAGCAGTTTCTAACATCGTCCATAGGTTTGCTTCTATGTCGGCCAGTGTTCCATTGAATAAAAAATAATCTGATAATGCACTTTGTAGTGCTTCGGGTAGGTGTGCTTCGTCTTTCAAAGACGGCATTTCAATTTGATTGTTCATTTTTGTGCTATTGGATATTTTGTTTATATACGACAAAACACGGTGCCGTAAATTTCCGTTATCCAACCCGCACAGGGCAATTGTGTTCAAACAATTACGGTAATCCCGACACCGTGTTTTATCACAGGTATCTTTACAAAATATAAGGCACAAAAAAACCGCTAAATATTGAGCGGTAGCGACCGCTGTACGAATTGGATGCTCAAAAGTACTAAATACTTTCGTAATTCCAAATTTTATTTTAGATAAATTCACAGCAATAAAAAAACTAAATAGCCAAAGGAATGTCGTCTTTTTCTGGATTGAAAGACAATACAGATACTTCTTTGTTTTTTCTAAAAAAATTCCAAGTTTTTATAATTAAAACCTGAATAAAATATCTTGGAAGTTTTTTTAATGATATTTTATTTTGTATTAATCGATTTCTAAGCAAAAGAATGGTACTATTAGTAACATCAGCACCAGTACATAGTTGAATCATAAAAGATTCTGCATTTTCTTTATTAATATCAAGAAAAAAAGCATAAAATCCGCCTATTTCTGATGGTGGCAAAACTTGTGCAAAATTTGAATACCAAGTCAAACTTTTTGAAGCTACATTATTGTAAAACTGTTCTCTTTTATGGTATTCTTCAAGGAGTTGAGTTGTTGATAATTTATTGTATGTGCCACGAGGGTCAAGTCTACCTTTAGAAAGCGTTTCTTTTAATTGTATTAATGCAGGTAACAAATTTGAATTAGAAATCCCTTCTATTTTAAATGAATCACTTGCATTTCTAAGACTTCCAGAGTCAAGTACATCATAGATTGATGGGTCTAATTCCAACGCAAAATGAAAATAAACACTTTTATTAGATTTTATAACAGCAAAAAGCCTATGCTGTCCATCTAAAATAGTGCCATCTGTTGCTATTTTTATCATTTCACCCGTGCCTCGCTTCCATCTATTTTCAGACATTTCTTTTGCATACTTAAAAACTATCTTTTCTTTAAATTTTCTATTATTTACATTTAACTGCAACAAGTCATTTGCAATAGCTGGAGTAACTAATCTTTCTTCAATTTTCATAGTATATAAACAAAAAAAACCGAAAGGTCGTAGCTTTCGGTTCGTGTTTAGAGATTTTTTCCCTAATGTCACGTAAAAGGCTACGACCTCTCTTACACGACTATTTGTTGCGTATGGGTGGACTCGAACCACCGACCTTTAGGTTATGAGCCTAACGAGCTACCAACTGCTCTACATCGCACTACAAAG